ACCAATATAAAAAAGATAAAGGAATATCTCCTTCGGCGGATGCTCAAGTAAGTTATGTTTTAGATAATATATTTAATGGTGTTGGAGTTGATATTGGAGCAGGTAATAGAACAGAATTAATAGGCATTTTAACAAATGGTTCTACAGAAGAAATAACAAATAAATTTTCTGAGTTATTTTTAAGGCCCGGAAAACCAAACATTGACAAAAGAGTAAAAAGAGCACAAGAATTATATAAAGAATTATTTAATGTTGATTCTAAATCATTTTTATTAAATAATAAAAGCACAAAAAATTCTGGTGTAACATTTTCACCATCTCTAGCTAACCAACAAAAGCTCCGAAATGACGTAATAGAAAATATGCGGTCAAGAGGAATGATGGCAAACAATTAAAAAGTTTCCTAACGTAAGACTTAGGATTAGTACAAGGCTACTTATACAATCGGTATAACCCCTAACGTACTCAACAACCAAAAATGGCTACTCACAATGTGTGACCCCATAGGAGGAAATAATGGCTCAAGCAAAAGCTAAAGAAGCAGAAATACAAAATAAACAAGATGTGGTTGACGATGAACGCTCAACAATGTATCAAAATTCTTATCGTAAGGATTTAGATAAAGAAGTTGAAGACCCTAGACAAGCTGTAGAGGACACCCCAGAGGCCACTCCTCAAGAAACAGGTTTTATTGGCAACAATGGAACTCAACCAAACCATGATTACAAAAAAAGATATGACGACCTTAAATCGCACTACGACAGAAAGCAAAATGAAAATAAGCAGAAGTTAGAAGAGCTAGAGGCTAAAGCTAGACTTGCTGAAAAAAGTAAAGCAATGGCGAGTTATACTCCGCCAAAGTCTGATGAAGACCTTGAACAATTTAAAAAGAAATATCCAGATGTGTATGATGTGGTAGAAACTATATCTCAAAAACAAGCATCAAAACAAGTAGAATCTTTACAAGAAGAAGTTAAAACACTTCGTAAGCGTGAAGAAGATTTAGTTGTACAAAGTGCTTATAGAGAATTAGTTAATGCTCACCCAGACTTTACTGAATTAAAAGATTCACAAGAATTTATAGATTGGTTGAATACTCAGCCTGCATCTATATCAGATGGTGTAACTAAAAATAGTAAAGATTCTAAATGGGCAATTCGTGTTGTTGATTTGTACAAAGCGGACAATGGATTAAGTAAGAGCAAACCAAGTTCGATTACTAGTGCGGCTCAGAGCGTGACAAAGACAAAGGCCAAGTCTGTAAATGTTTCTGGCGATACTAATAAGAAAATTTGGAAACAGTCCGAGATTCAAAAAATGAGTTCAAGGACTTATGAAAAGTTCGAGAATGAGATTGATATTGCCTTTAGAGAAGGGCGTGTTGATACTCGAGCTTAAACTTAACCTTATAGGAGAATAATTATGGCGATAAGTGCATCAGCAGGTTATGACAACTTACCTTCGGGTAATTGGCTACCGGCGATATATTCGCAAAAAGTTCTCAAATATTTCCGTAGAAGCTCTGTTGTTGAGGGTATCACTAACACTGATTATGCGGGTGAAATTGAGAATTATGGCGACACCGTAAAGATTATTAAAGAACCAACAATTTCTGTTGCTTCTTACACAAAAGGTCAAACTACTAACTTACAAAATCTTGCTGACGACCAAGACACTTTAGTCGTGGACACAGCTAACTATTTTGCATTTAAAGTAGATGACATCGAAGAAAGACAATCTCATGTTAATTGGGAAGCTCTAGCTACTTCTTCTGGAGCTTATGCTCTTAAAAGAAAGTATGATAGAGATATTTTAGAAACTATTTCTACTACGTCTGGAATTAATGCAGGAACAGCTATAACTGCTGATACTGGTGACAAGTGTCACAGTGTTATTGCAGAAGCGGCTCGTCTATTAGACGACCAATCTGTACCAGAAGAAAATAGATGGTTTGTAGCACCTCCAATTTTTTACGAACAATTAGGTGCGGCGGCTTCAAAAGTTATGGACATGTCTGTAATGGGAGGCGGTCAATCTCCATTGACTAATGGTCAAGTATCCGACATTACAGTTTCTGGTATGAAATTGTATAAAACAACAGCGTTAAATAGGTCTGGAACTGATATTGCAACAATATCTGGTACTTCTAATGCTTTCTTTTGTATGGGTGGACATATGTCTGCTTGTGCAACAGCTTCGCACATTGCGAAAACTGAAGTAGTAAGAGACCCCGATTCTTTTTCTGACGTAATTAGAGGATTGCATGTTTATGGTGGTAAGGTTTTAAGACCGGAAGCTATCACTAGAACAGCAGTTGTCTTAACATAATAGGAGGAACGTAATATGACAACACTTGCAAAAGCAACTGGCGGCACTAGTGGACATCCGTCTACAAGACGTAAGCCTTACTATGTAGAAAACACTATTGATTTTTCTGTAGATGACCCTGCGGCAAATGATATAGTACAATTCCTTAACATCCCTGCTGAAACATGCGTTATGGCGGCGGGTCTTGAGGTTTTGACAGCATCGTCTTCTGGTGTAACTTTAGACTTAGGTTGGACAGCAACTTCTGGAAATTTAGCTACTGATATAGATAGATTTGTTGATGGGCATGATTCAACTTCAGCGGGAATAGCGGCTGTTGCGGCGGCTACTGCGGGATGGGTTACATACAAAGCGGCTGATACTATTGACGTAAAAGTACTCGGTGCTCAAGACACTGCCGGTAAGGTAAGAGTTTGGGCAGTTATGTGTGATATAAGCGGTTCAGACGAATCTGCTTCTAACTCATAATAATTAAAATTTAGGGGGCCTTGTGCCCCCTTTATAAAATAAATGAAAAAATATTTTTGCTCAGTTTATAACAAACCAGAAAAAAGATTTAATTCAACTAATAATGCAGATGGGTGTTGGGAAAGTACTCGTCTAAATTTAAAAAAAGATTATTTTCCCGGAAGTCCTAATATCATGTTTTGGATTAATGGTGCACTAGAAACAATGTTTTGGTCTCCTAAAAAATGTGATGATGGAACAATGCGACCTCTTGGTATTAAAGAATGTACTTTTATTTGGAATAACAAAATAGAAGAATACGAGGGAGAGTGTACTCAGTGTGGTCAATGTTGTGGGTTATATGAAAATAAACCATGTAAATATTTGAGGGCATATGAAAATACTACATAAAGAAAGTAAAATTAAAACAGATTATAAAGGAAGACCAAATGGTAAAGTTTGGGATGGAACATCTACACAAGTAATAAAACCTATGGATAATAACGACCATATAGAAACAAGAATAAATATTATAGAAAAAAAATTAGATAGTTTAATAACCGCATTAAGTAATAAAAAGGAATAAAAATATGCCAGATGAATTAATTTGCACTGTCTGTGGGTCAGCAACTAAAGAAAATTGTAAATGTCCAGATGATGACTGTGAGACTTGTAGTGCCTAAATATAAAACAAAAATTAAAAAACCTAAAATTAAATTAAAAGAAAAAAAAGTTAAACTAAATTGTATAGGTTACCCAGAAAATGACCCTTACGGATTAGCGGCGGCTTTTTGGACAATATTTACTAAACCAACCGAGGATAAAAAAAATGGCTAAACGAGGACTATACGCTAATATTAATGCGAAAAAAAAAGCGGGAACGAGTAACCCTAAATCAAAATCAACTATATCACCAGAAGCTTATGCTAATATGCAAGCAGGTTTTCCTAACTCTAAAAAAAATAAAGCTAAGAAAAAAACTGCAACAGCAATGTATGGCGGCACAATGAAAAAGAAAAAGAAAATGATGGTAGGTGGTCAAGCTAAATTAGATGTAGCAGAACCTAAAGGTAAATTAACTGCGGCTGATTTTAAAAAGCTTGGTAATAAAGGTAAAATGTATGGTGGTAAAATGAAAAAACCTACTAAGAAAATGTATGGTGGTTCTATGAAAAAACCTACTAAGAAAATGTATGGCGGTAAAATGCATATGAATAAAAAGAAAGGCAAATAATGAAAGGCGTAAAACATTACACAAAAGATGGTAAGGAGTGGAAAGGTAAAACACATAAGCATAAAGATGGAACTTTAATGACTGGTGCTACTATGACAAAAAATAGTAAAAAATTATTTCACTTTAAAGACCTATCTGCAAAGGCTAAAAAAATAGCGAGAGGTTAATGGTTGCTAAAAAATATCAAAATCCTAAAGGTGGATTAAACGAAAAAGGAAGAAAGCATTTTGAAAGTAAAGATGGTGGTAATTTAAGAGCACCATTAAAATCTGGAACTAGCCCAAGGCGTGTTTCATTTGCCTGTAGATTTGCAGGAATGAAAGGGCCTATGAAAGATTCTAAGGGAAAACCAACCCGTAAGGCACTAGCACTTAAAGCTTGGGGTTTTGGCTCAGTTGGTGCGGCATCTAAATTCTGCCAAACCCATAAAAAATCTTGACAAAACAAGGATTTAGTGTATAATATATAAAGGGAGACATGAGTACAACATATTTAACATTAGTAAATAATGTATTAAACGAACTAAACGAATCAGAGTTAACATCTACTACTTTTTCGAGTAGCCGTGGAATACAGACATCTGTTAAAAAGTTTGTTGTAAAAGCTATGCATGAGATATACAATAGTATATCGGAAATACCAGATTTATATATATCTACTACACAAGATACTAATGCAGGACAAAGAGAGTATGCTCTTCCTAGTACTGCATCACCACAAAGTACAGACTTACCCTACAGAAAAATGGATTGGCAAACTTTTAGGTTAGTTCCTAAAGAGCTAACGACTAATGGAGAGTTTACTAGTAATATTAATAGTTGGACTACTGTAGCAGGAGCAGGAAGTGCGGCGTATAATAGTGGTGGTAATGGTAGAGCTAGATTAAATGATTTTGCTATATACCAAGCTTTATCTACTGTAGTAAACAAAGATTATAGAGTACAAATAAGAGCTTTTGATTCTAATAGTACTGGGCAGGCTTTAAAAGTACAAGTAGGTACTGCCGCAGAAGGCACACAAAATTTAAGTACAACTTTAACAGTTTCTGATTTTGGTGCAGGAGCAGTTTTAGATACATCATTTACTGCAACAGCACAAACAAGTTATATAACTATAAATAATACATCAACAGCTACAAACATGGATGTTGATTATGTTAGAATATCTGAAAATATACCTGTAAAAAAACTACGATATATAACTTACGATAACTATAATCGTATGTTTTTAGAAAGAGATTTAAATAATAACTCATCTTCTTATGGTACTCCAGATATAGTTTATCCAACACAAGATAAAAAATTTGGTTTATCACCAGTTCCAGATGCAAGTAATTATACAATAGAGTATGAGTATTGGAAAGTGCATACTGATTTATCAGCACATGGTGATACAATGGATTTAGATGATAGATTTAAAGGTATTATAATTAATAGAGCAAAATATTATGCTCATATTTTAAGGTCAGATTTACAAGCGGCACAACTTGCTGATAGAGAAGTTAAAGAAGCTTTAAAAGCTATGCGAGTAGAATACATTAATAATGCATCATACATGACAGACCATAGAGTTAATCATGGAGGTCGTGTAGGTTCTGGAGTATTTTAATGCCATATACAGGTATGCAAAAACCTATGGTAGTAAGTTGCTCTGGTGGCTTAGTGCTAAACAAAGATGTTTTTGCTATGCATCCCGGAGAAGCTTTACAACTCCAAAACTTTGAACCAAGTATTGAAGGTGGTTACAGAAGATTAAATGGAACTACGTTATATAACTCAACAATAGTTCCACAAGTTTCGGCTTCTACTGAAAGAATACAAATGTCTGCTATATTTAATGATTTAATTATAGCCGCTAGAGGAGGCACAGTTTATACTGGGTCAACTTCTGGAAGTTGGACATCAAGAGCAACAAGTAAAGGTACTACAAATACTTATGATTTTGATAAGTATAATTTTGATGGCACTGATAAAATAATTATTGCTACAGGAGAATCGGCGGCATTTACTTTAAATACAAGTTACTCAGAAGATATAATAAATGCAACAGGCGGTGGTACTGCACCAACTAATCCTAAGTTTGTAAAATCATTTGCAAACCATATGTTTTATGGTGGTATGTCTAATGCAACATCAACCCTAACATTTTCTGGCCCTTATACTGAAGATGATTTTGATACAGGGGCAGGTTCTATTGTCATGGGTGATGTTATTACAGGATTAAAAGTATTTCGTGATGAACTTTTTGTATTTTGTGAAAGTAGTATATATAAAATAGCAGGTACAAGCTCAAGTAACTTTGCAAAAGCCGAGGTAGCAAAAGGTATAGGTACACTAGCCCATCATTCAATACAGGAAATAGGTGGTGACATTATATTTTTAGCGGCGGATGGTATTCGTACTATTGCAGGTACAGCAAGAATTGGTGACGTAGAATTAGGTACTGTATCAAAACAAGTACAAGATAGAATAAATGATATCGGTTATGATAATGTAACATCTTTAGTTATTAGAGATAAATCCCAATATCGTTTGTTCTACCCACAAACAACTGGTGGTGAAGCAAGCTCAAAAGGTTTGATAGCTGTTATAAAACAAAATCCTAACACACAACAAATGGGTTTTGAGTATGCAGATATAAAAGGTTTAAAAGTTTCTAGTTGTGATTCTGATTTAATTAGCAATGTAGAAACAACTGTATCGGGTGGATATGATGGTTACATATATAAACAAGATGATGGTAATGTTTGGACAAGAGCAAGTATAACATCAACTATGGATGCAACTTTTCGTTCTCCAGATATGACAATGGGAGACCCCGGCGTTAGAAAAAATATGCAAAGAGTTAATGTTAACTGGAAGCCAGAAGGTGAAGTAAGTGCTAGTATGTTTGTAAGATATAATTACGATGATAGTGACACTCCACAACCAAACGCATTTACTTTAGAAACATCTGGAAGTGGTGCAATATTTGGAAGTGGTGCATTTGGCACAGCAGTTTATGGACAGGGAGATTTACCAATAACAAGACAAGGAATAGAAGGCTCTGGTTTTGCAGTAGCTTTAAAAATAACAGACACAAGTTCTAACAATCCATTTGCATTGAGAGGATTTGAATTAGAATTTACACCGGGAGGAAGAAGATAAATGGGAGCAACATATACAAGACAAAGCTCTAGTAACATCGTTGATGGAAACGTCATTGAAGCGTCTGATTTAAATAATGAATTTAATCAGTTATTAGCGGCATTTGTTGCAAGCTCTGGACATACTCACGATGGTACTGCGGCAGAAGGTGGAGCGATAACTAAGTTATTAGGCACAGCAATTACTATTGGTGATGCAACATCTGGTACAGATATAGCAGTTACATTTGATGGAGAATCAAATGATGGTGTATTAACATGGATGGAAGATGAAGATTATTTTCAATTTTCCGATGATTTATTACTTAGTACAACAGAAAAATTACAATTTAGAGATACAGCAATATATATTAATTCATCTGCTGATGGTCAATTAGATTTAGTTGC